GTTGGCTTAAAAAAAGAACGTATCAAAGAGGCAGAGGTGGTGATTGATGATCCCGATGCCGACAAGAACGCTTTGTTATATCTACAACTTGATGAACAAGTTAAGAGTTTAACAAATGCAAGGGATTCAATTAAGACATCACTAGAAGGATTTGCTGGCACTACTCATAGTGGTATCCAAATATCTTGGACATCTGTGGCTGGTCGCAAGCAAGTCGATTCCGATGAAGTAGAAAAACTTCTCGGTTTCGTACCATACAAACAAGGACAAGAGACCACCCGTATCTCTGTCAAACCAACTGGAGGAAAATAATGGCCGCTTCAAATAGCGACACAGCACTACAAGTTAACTTCAAACTAAAAGATGGAACACTTGTAAATGTTTATGCCAAGACAAACACAGAGTTAGAAGGACACCTGACACAAATTCAGGATCTATCTACTCTAATCTCATCAGTATCATCATCGCTAAATCAATCTGCATCAGCTAATGTTGCAGTTGCTTATGCGACTAAAGCGTTAAATGCTGCACCTATTAACGGTGATGCACCAACTTGTAAACACGGTCCAATGAACTACCGCACCGGTGAAGGTGCTAAAGGTCCTTGGCGTGCTTGGATGTGTAGTGCTCCTAAGGGTACAACAGATAAGTGTGACGCTGTCTGGGTTAGATAACCTATGCGGGTTCCCACCAAATTTGAGAACCCGTTATGTTCTGAGGTAGATACAGAACTATTCTTCCCTGAAAACGGGGAACAATTCCAAGCCGCTACCGCAAAGAACGTTTGTAAAAAATGCCCACACATTACTGAATGTTTTGAGTGGGCATTACATAACGAACGATATGGAATCTGGGGAGCAAGTTCACCTAGAGATCGTAAGCAATTACGAGCAAAGTTAAATATAAAGTTACGAGAGGAATCAGTTGCTTAGTTTAAGCAGAGCCTGGGGTGGTGTTACTACAAAAGCTACACCGCTTCCTGATGTGTGGCCTTCGTTAAAGGCTGCTGAAATTAGGTTCAGGCGTGGACAAGTTTGTATGGTTGCTGCGGCACCCAATGCAGGTAAGTCTATGTTTGCTTTAGTCTATGCTTTAAAAGCTGGCGTAAGAACTTTATTCTTCTCTGCTGATACAGATACAACAACAGTTATGATGCGAGCAGCATCTCACCTATCAGGTCATTCACAACTAACCGTTGAGTCTAACTTGAATGGTAATAACAGATGGTATGAAAACAAATTTGATGAGATGAAAAACATCCAATGGGTTTTTGATTCATCACCTTCATTAGATGATATTGAGAGTGAGATCAAAGCATACATAGAGTTATACGGTGCTGCTCCTGAACTAATTGTTATAGATAACCTTATGAATATTGCTGCTGAAACTGATAATGAATGGGCAGGACTTCGGGCTATTATGATGGAGTTGCACGATATGGCTCGTCATACTGAGGCTTGCGTCTTGGTTCTGCACCACGTCTCAGAGCAATCAGAGTATGGACAAGGTATGAATCCACCACCTCGCAGGGCTATTCACGGTAAGGTGGCGCAACTTCCAAGCCTGATATTAACAATGGGCTATGATCCTTTTAATAAACATTTAAGAGTTGCTGTTGTTAAGAATCGGTTTGGACCACACGCAGCAGATGGATCTATCTCAGTTCCTTTGGCGGTTAATTATGCACACTGTCAGATCAATGAAAAAGATTCAGCACCTACCGTATATAAACAGTTTGACCAAGCATCCATACTACATTAGGACACTATGAATACTAACCTAGTAATTATTCCATCAAGAAGCAGACCTGATTCAATAGATCGGGCTGTTAAATTCTTAAAAGAGACCAGCATTATCTCCGACATATGCGTTGCTATAGATGATGATCAGGCTGATCTATACCCAAGATTAGATGATGTTATCTATGAGGTAAACCCAAGACTTAGAATGAATGGCACACTTAATCTAGTAGCTAATAAGTATGCTGATAAGTATGAAACTATATTTTTTATGGGTGATGATCACCTGCCACAGACCCTGCAATGGGATCACTTTTTATCGGAAGCAATTAAAACTAAAGGGTATGGCCTTGCCTATGGTAATGACCTATTCCAAAGGCAGAACCTTGCAACAGCAGTAATGATGAGCACTAATATCATCAAGAGCTTTGGCTTTATGGCACCGCCTAAGTTAGTTCATTTGTTTATGGATAACTTTTGGATGCTACTTGGTATGGATCTTAATGCTATTTGGTATTTTGATGATGTAATTATTGAGCACCTACATTTCCTTGCTGGTAAATCACAAGCAGATGCTGGTTACCTTGAGGCTAACTCACCTGATATATCTAGTGCAGATGGCATAGAGTTCCGTCGGTATGTTGATGAAGAATACAAAGCAGATCTTGCTAAGTTCAAGGAGTCAATAGGTATTAAATGAAACAAGTAATCTCCTATTCTCTTTATGGTCAACAGATGAAGTTTTTAGTTGGCGCTATAAAGAACGCACAGTTAGCACAGCGATTCTTTCCTGACTTTACATTGCGTTTTTATGTAGGTAATTCTGTACCTACTTGGTGTCGTTCTACTTTAGCTTTGTTTCCTAATGTAGAGATAATACCGGTGGATGAGGCAGAGAATAGTTTGGCTAGGCTATGGAGATTTAGAGCGATCTTTGATCCAAGTGTTGATGTAGTTCTATCAAGGGATGCTGATGCCCGTCTTGGTATTAGAGAAGCTATGGCACACCAAGAGTTTTTAGATTCACAATATGATTTTCACATTATTAGAGATCACCCAACAGGTCACGGTTACCTTATTTCTGCTGGTATGTTTGCTTGTAAGACAAAGAATATGGGTTTCTTTAAAACATTATTAGATCAGACTACGCTAAGAGATACCTATATGCAGGATCAAGAGTTCCTATCTAATGCTATCTATCCTAATATAATGGAGAACTCCTTAGTCCACGATCCTTATTACAATTATCCAGCACCTTATCCAAGTAAAAAGAAAAATATTAAACGCAAGAAGATCAATACTGTATGCCATATTGGGGCAGCATTAGATGAAAATGATGTCTTTGTATATCGAGCTGACCTTGAGATGTCATTAGAGTTATCAGGCCACGTTAAATATATTTACGATTGGGGTACAGATGAAGATCTTGATTACAGGTAATAAAGGATTTGTTGGTAGATACTTTACTGAGGAGTTATCTGAACTGCCTAACGTAAGTATCACCGGTGTTGATATCAAAGATGGTACCGATTGTAGAGATCTATTTAAAAGAGATGACACTCAATATGATCTAGTGATTCACCTTGCCGCTATCGTAGGTGGCAGAGAATCTATTGAGGGCAGACCACTAGCAGTAGCTGATAACTTATCTATTGACTCTGAGTTCTTTCAGTGGTGTCTAAAAACTCAGCCTCGTAAGGTAGTTTACTTCTCTAGCAGTGCTGCTTATCCGGTGTCGCTACAGTGTGATGAGAATATAAAGTTAAAAGAGTTTGATGTTAACCTTAAATTTCCTGGAGCACCTGATATGACTTACGGTTGGAGTAAGTTAGTCGGTGAATACCTTGCCCAATTTGTCCCAAATGTATACATATTTAGACCGTTTTCAGGGTATGGATGGGATCAAGATTTAACTTATCCGTTCCCTATGTACATTAAAAGAGCAGTAGAACGCAACGATCCTTTTGATGTATGGGGTTCAGGTAATCAGACAAGAGACTTTATACATATGAAAGATGTAGTTGGTGCAGTTCTTGCTGCGGTAAGAGAGGGCATCACCGGTCCTACTAACCTTGGACTTGGTAGATCTACATCATTCCTACAGTTAGCAAAGCTGGTAAGTGAGGCAGTTGGCTATACACCAGAGATTAAAACTAATCCCGATAAGCCTGTCGGATGTATGTTTAGGGTATCTGATAATAAAAAGATGCTAGAGTTCTACACTCCAAAGATTACATTAGAGCAGGGCATAGATGAGGCGGTGAAGAAGTTTGG